TGCCTTTTCACTTTTTTCTGAAACATAAGAATAACGGTCATCATCTGAATCTTCAATTGAATATTCGTCAAAGGAATAATATTGTTTTGGCATATTATATAGTAAAAATATATAATAACCTAAATATGCTGCGTATATCGTATTGTGAATTAATATTGTGAATATAAAATTACAATATTAATAATACTGATTAGAAAGTCTTACGTTTAATATCACCTTGAGATAATACATACCAGTGATCCTCTACATAATCTACGCTAGTGAAATAATCAATAAATTTGGCATTTACCATACCTTCACCGTCTTTGAATTTAACAACAACAAAGGGATTTGTCATGTTTCCATCTTTATCTTGATAAGAAGCGGTATAACTCGCACTTAGCACTTCACGTTCTTTGATCTCACCGTGAGTATCTACTGCGTAGACAGTTCCGTCAGCATTAGTAAATATGGATATTAAAGGACGTTTACCTCCTTTAAGAATATCAATGATAGACGTATTTAGTTGTGGATAATTATCACTATTTAGAGGAATGGGAGTAGCCATTGCTATATATATATCCATAGTATATTTTTCTAAATATATTATAGAATAATGTATATTCCTCAACGGTACATACCTATATCTTTATCAAAACAAGATAAAGAAAAACAACGTAAAAATATACTAAAATCACGTAAGCTTTATCAAAAAGATAAATACTTTACACGCCCAAAAGTTGCTTCGTTCAAAACAAAACCTTCAAACCATGTAAAAACCGCAAAAAAATTATACGGTATTTCCACAATAAAACCATCTAGAAAACTAGCTATAAAAACAGGTTGTTCTAAAAAAACTCTTACTTCAATAGTAGATAAAGGACGTGCGGCGTACTATTCTGGTGGGTCTCGTCCAAATCAAACCCCCGATTCATGGGGTATCGCAAGATTAGCAAGTGCCGTTACTGGAGGAAACGCAAGTGTAGTCGATTATCATTTATTACATTCAGGATGTAAGCCTAATAGTAAAGCACTTAAACTTGCTTCTAAAACATGTCGTAAAAAAGGAAAATGTAAAAAATATACTATGAAGAAACATTCTAAAAAATAGATATAATTCAAATAAAATATAAAAACAAACGCATAATACTAATTATACTAGTAGGACCATGAATGAAGAAAATAATGTATTAACTATAAAAACCGTTCAGATTCAGCCTATACGAAATATGATTACTGCGATTAAGGATATATTAACAGATGCTACTATCACTTTTACTAAAGATGGTATGAAGATTATTAATTTTGATAAAACACATACTATTCTGGTAAATGTATTGTTAGACGCTAGTAAATTTGAAAAATACGATTGTCAACCGGACAAGATTATTGTATGTGCGAATACACTGCATCTATTTAAAGTGATTTCAACTATGTCAAATGACGACACTTTATCAATGTATATTGATAAAGCAGACTATCACGATGGTATAGTTTCTCATCTGGGACTTCAATATGATAATGGAGATATTAAACAATGTTATAGTCAAAAACTACGTTTGATTGAACCAGACACCGATGAACTCTACATTCCGAATGTTGAATATTCGACAGTTATAAATCTACCCACATCGGATTTTCAAAAGATTATCCGTGATTTAAACAGTATTTCTGACCGTATTGAAATCAAATCGGTCGGAAGTGACCTTGTATTTTCGTGTGAAGGCAGTTTTGCTAGTTCGCGAATTTTTAGGTCAGAGTCCAAGGATAATATGAATTTCATTCAAAAGTCCGATGATTCTGTCATTTATCAAGGTGAATTTTCACTAAAGAGTCTATCTCACTTCATTAAGTGCACACCTTTATGTAGTCATCTTGAGATGTACCTTGGTAATGATCTACCATTGATTATTAAATATGATGTTGCGTCACTTGGTAGCATAAAGCTGTGTTTGGCAAACTTGCCTCCACTATAAGTTGTATAAATTGAATAACATATTTTATGTATGTTATTCAAACCTGCGTAATAATAATTGAAACATAACCCTCATATACTCTATATGAAAACTATTTTAGTAACTGGTGGTGCTGGATTTATAGGTTCTAATATGTGTGAACGATTACTAATGGATGGAAATTATGTGATATGTATAGACAACCTATATACTGGAAATGTAAATAACATCTCTCATTTATATGAAAATCCAAACTTTAAATTTATAAATCACGATATAATTGAACCCTTAATTCTAACAGACCACAAAATAGACCAAATATACAATTTTGCGTGTCCTGCCTCTCCTCCGAAATACCAAATAGACCCAATTTATACATTAAAAGTGAATTTTCAAGGTGTATTAAATTTGTTGGATTTAGCAAAATATCATAATGCTACTTTATTACAATCATCTACATCAGAAGTATATGGCGAACCTGAAATAACCCCACAACAAGAAGAGTATCGTGGAAATGTGAATACAATTGGTATTCGTAGTTGTTATGATGAGGGTAAACGAGTGGCTGAAACTCTAATGATGGATTATCACAAACAATACAATGTAGATATTCGCATTGTCCGCATTTTTAATACTTATGGCCCAAGGATGGATAAAGACGACGGCAGAGTTGTATCGAATTTTATAAATCAAGCATTAAATAATGAAAATATTACATTATATGGTGATGGTAGTCAAACTCGTAGTTTTTGTTATATTGAAGACCAAATGAATGGGTTAATCAAACTAATGAATTCAGATTATATATATCCTGTAAATATTGGAAACCCATATGAACTAACTGTCAAAGAATTGGCCGGTGTTATTATAGAACTGACACAATCAACCTCACAATTAATATATCTTCCATTACCATCAGATGACCCAACAAATCGCAAACCAGATATTCAAAAAGCTCAATCCATTTTAAATTGGAATCCAGAATATAACCTAATAGATGGTATAACAAAAACTATTGATTATTTCAAAAATTCTAATAACTAAGTATGTCACGAAAAAATACATAGTTATTATACACATGGTATATGCTTTTCAATAATTTCTGCACGTTTTTCCCACGTGCAGTTCTCAATATAACATTGTTGATTTGTTAATAGTTTTTGATTGTATTCACTATAATAATTATTAATTACATTTATCGTTTTTGTTACAAATTGTCGTATATAACTTCCTGGTATTTTTTCTAGTTGAACGGGATTTTTTATAAACTCATCCGCAACGATTTCTTCATGAAGGACATCAATATGAGGATTGTATAAGTTGGCAAACCCATTGGATGTTTCAGGTATAGCGCCCAATTCAGATGAAATTACATTACATCTGTATGCCATTGCTTCCAATATAGAAGTGCAACAAGTTTCCGCATATGTATTTGGGTAAAACAATATCATAGATGTTTTAATATGATTGAATAATACTTGTTGCGGAACAGAACCATAAAAGTCAATATTTGGGTCGTCGATTAGTAATTGGTATATTTGGTGATAATACTTATCCATTTCAGTATGATTTATTTCGTTGATATCTGTAATTGGAAGGTACTCTGTTTTATTTTTCTCAACCTCACGAGAAAAACACGAAAAAACCTTTAATTTTATATCGGGAATATGTTTCTTCACCATTTGGAATAGATGATACGCAACAATTAATCCACGAAAAGGAGTGCTATAATAAATCATCGTCTTTTCTTTTTCTATGAACTTCAATTCGTTCAAATTAATCAATGGAGATATACCATTAGGCATTGTAATACATTTATTATGGTCGAGTCTATATTGTTGTATAAACCGATTCTTTTGCCAATTACTTACAAAAATGTATCTATCAAATGGATATTGAACGACCTCATTTGTTATGAATGCCACATTTATGTCGTGTTCCATCAAATTCCATAATAGAATATTTGGATTAATGTTTATTAAGATTTCCTTACTTAACGGACATTGCCCCTGAAAAATAATAATGTCGGGATGTATTGTTTTTATAGAATCAACATCTAATGGATAATACTGTAAATTTGTGTGAATACTCGTTTTTGTATCAGTTCGTGTCATAACACTAACATTATATTTTTTAGATAATACATTTGATAGATTATATACTGCTGCTTCGGTCCCACCTAAAGCACGTTTATTTATAGTATCATAATCCCATTCAGAATAATCAATGAATAAAATCTTTTTCTTAGGTAAAATTATTGGAAGAGTAGTATGTAATTTTAAAATCATCTGCTTATGAAAAGTATGCATATCTTGAATATTAATCGTGTCATTTACTATAGTAGAATAAGGTTTAATACTAGTATCGGTAATGTTATACTTATCTAGATGTGTTTGAATTAAATCCCGTTTATATTTGTTATCATTTTTGGCATAATTAGTTTCATCTGTATACTTATATGATACACTGTCTTCATTTACCGCATTATAAAGGTATATATATGAATCAGAAAGATGTGTAATATTAAATTGTGGATTTTTATCCTCTTTATAGAGTAGAACTGTCGTCATAAAATCATCATAAATATACATTCGTTCGTCATATAACTGAATATATTTGGATAATAATTTTCGGTTAATATATATTAATCTACCTGGAGTTGCGAGTGTCGTATTAAATTCGTTAGTAAGACTAGTTATATTTTTACATTCGTCTACATTATAATGGAACTGTAAATTATATGTACCATTTGAACTGTTATTTAAATTCTTTAACTTACGATAGTTAGCATTATTCGTTACAATTTTCGTGTTTCCATATAATGAAATAACATCACTATTTTCAGAAGCACGAATATTATTTATCCTCTGTATAGCATTCGGAAAAAGGAAATCGTCACCATCTAACATAATTAAATTATCATACCGATAATCCTTGTAAAATATGTTTAATACCGAGTTATGACCTTTACCCGGAGAACCGTTTGATTCTGTTCTTATTATTTTTCTTAATTTTGTATAATTATTCTTACCAAATTCATACATAACGTCTTGATAAAACTCTTCGTTCAATGTATTTACTATAATCATTATTTCATAGTCGTCAAAATCATTCTGATTGATAACACTAAGAAAAGACTCCTTTAATAGTCGAACATTACTGGAACACAAAATACCTACCAAATATTTTACCATAATAATTACAAATATTACTATTTATATTATTATTATGGATGAATATATTCATTGTTTATTCTTATAAGTGTAAATAACGTTTTATCATAGAACTTATCTATCATGTCTTGATTTATTGGAGTTTTTATGATATCTTGGTATACCGTAAAGTTGATATTACTAATTTTATAGTCAGTTAAATTATACTTTATAAGAAGTTCATCTCTGATTTGTTTGTCGTGGGTATAAATACCTACATTGTCATCATGATGTTTTGTTACACTGTCATCGTTAATGCCATTATATAAATAAATATATGGGTCACTTAAATGCGTTATTTTATATGCAGGATTTTGTAGTTCTTTGTAAAAAATAACACAATATTCTATATCTACACCTTTATACATTTCGTCATTGTATAATTTCATATACTTGGATAATATTTTACGATTGACACATAGTAAACGCAATGGTGTAAGTGTTAATGTATTATATCCGTCATCAAGTTGTCGTATATTTCCTACTTCTTGAATATAAAATCCAAGTTGTATATTATAATCCCGACAATACATATCAGTATTTGGGTCAATTTTGCGCTGTTTACTATATTCAAATATTGTATTACTTAAACTACAGTTCCCTACTAATGTTATAACGTCACTTTCTTGTTTGGTTTGTATATTATTAATCCGTTCAATCGCACATGGAAACAGAAAATCATCACCATCCACTTTTATAAGATTTTCATACTTATAGTTATTATAAAATATTTCCAATACCGAGTTATGTCCCTTTCCCGGAGAACCGTTAGATTCAGTTCTAATAATCTTTTTTAGTTTTTCATGTTTATTGTACCCAAACTCTCGTATAACATCTTGATAAAATAACTCGTCTAATGTATTCACAATAATAAAAATATGATAGTCATCAAAGTTTATTTGGTTGATTACACTATTTACTGTTTCGCGTAATAAACGAACATTACTAGAACACAAAATACCAACTAAGTATTTTACCATTGTATAAATAATATAATAATTATTATTTATACCCTATTTTTACCATATATTATCATTCATTCTTTTGTAGTATAATTCACAGTTATGTTCCGACGGGCTCCAACAAGTAAAAAATGTCTCTGAGTACCATTTCCTTACACTATCATCTTTATAAATTTTATATTTTTCATCTGATAATTGTATATTTGTGCCAACATGATAATATTTATAAAATGGGAATGCTGTCACTATATCGCGTTTATTTGTTACACGATAATGGGTGAGATTTGTGGTTTCTTCAAATGATTTTTTCCATTCATAATTACCTACACGTGGGCTCGCAAAAGAAACTACATTTACATTATTTACAATCCTACTTGCTAACATATATCCAAACAAGGTTGATAATGCTCCACCTAAACTATGCCCGGTAACATAAATATCATAATCTGGATGTTCTTCTAAAATCAGGTTGATGTTTTTGACTAATTCTTCATATACAAAATTAGAGGTAAGTTGTGAGTAAAACCCACTATGTACGTAAATATTATCTTTCAATTGTTGTTTGAATACCATTAAATCATAATACCAATCCAACATAGATTCACTACCGCGAAATACTACAGTTATTCTCTTTTTTCCTTCACTTACAGCAATTCCGACCTGAATATCTGTTTCAGGGTCATTTATAAATTTATATAATTTTCCAGTTGGAACATTATCCGAAATTTCAACTAACACCTTTTTTTTTACTGAATCCATTTCTAAATTTTCAAATTCGTGCTCTTCTTTCAATTCAGATACAAACTCTTCTACCGTTTCTTCTTTATTTTCTAATTCAAAATTCTCACCATAATTGTATACTAATAGAGTCGCACGTAATAAATCCATCATTGTATGATGAGATATACTAGTTTTTTCTTCAGACATTCTTATACATTGGACTTACAAAACATTTTATACAGAGATTATTTTAGAATTTGTAATCATAACCTTTCCAATTGTATCTGTTTTTTCTACATTTTTGACAGAAGCATATATTACTTCCAAATTTCGTTGTGATTTATATTTTGAATGTTCTTTACATACAAGAGCTCCTTGTGTTATAATTTGACGAAGTTGTTTTTTTGAAAAGGTTATATCATCTGGTATTATGGCAATAACATGACCGGATGGCTCATTGTTAATATGGAACCATAAATCATTTTCCTTTGAATTATCTATTATTTCAAAATTATCACTCGCGTGTTTACCTATAATATATTCGATGTCGTCACCTAAGGCAGCAATATATCTGTGAATTGTCTTCATAATTATTGTTTATTTCATTACAAACAATAATATTAGTAGTATCAATTTTACATTCAAAATTCTGGTTCGTGTTTCTTAAATAGACACCCTTGTTGTTGAAGGTTTGGTATATTAGAGATAATATTAGGGTCTTGTAGTGTGGAAACATTTAACCATATTTTTACAATACAAAAGTTTTTTTTTGGCGAGACAGTGATACCATTTACGTGCTTACTATGAGAAGTGTCTTTACATATGGTCTCTCCAGTAATCATGTAAAATAGTTTTTTCCATACGTCGGCAACAAATCGGTTTGATATCTTATATGAAAAACAACCACCATTTCGGTTTCGTGGGTCTTCCCACATGGGCGTAATACCTTCCCGCATTACAAACAACATACAATTTTTTAATACATTATCGTGAATAGTTTTATTCAATAATATTACTTTTTCGGCATTATCAATACTACCCATAATTACTGAATAGCTTGATACATCCCAGTTTTTGTCTTGTGGTAAATGGTAATATAATTTCCATTTATCATTTAACATATGTTGGTGGGATTGAATACTCACTGTATCCATAGTTACGCCCGTAATATAGTAGGAGAAAAATCTTTATATATATTTGTTATATTTATTCATTTTTTATGACCTTATATGAATTCTCTGACAACAATACCGATTGAGAATATGAAAGTGTAATCATATTTACATTATTGTCCATCAAATTAACAGTATAATTTTCATCAAAAATAACTTCTTTATCCTGATATTCCAAGTATCTCTTAATAAAAAGAGGGGATAATATTATATTGTCAGTAAAATATAGGTCTTTGTCTAATTCTATTACGATTCGGTCCTTCATTTTGGGATGAGTATATTCAATAGTTAAAAATTGTGATTTCACGCGAGTATTGGAATAGGTTGTGTTCTCTGTATTTTTATTGAATGATTTATTAATGACTCCCTCATCTAATTTCATTGTAACCATTGTTTCAACTACATTGTCATCACATTTCGCAATTGATGTTGCCATCTTTCCGAAGTAGGAAATACAGTCATTATAATAATCCTTTTTACTCACATCCTGAGTGGTATGAGGGTTGATATGTTGATAATTTTCTAAATATATAGTTTTATTACCTGTGAATAAAGTTTGATTGTTATTTAATAGTATAGATATACATACCCAGTTATTATCAAATGGTTCGATACGATGTTCGTTATAAATAGCCTTTACTTTATCAAATTTGTATGATGTAGTGTCTACTGTATTTTTTACAACATCAAAATTATTATATAAATAATTTCCACCTTTAGACACTCCTGTTTTTACATCTATATACATCAAAAACAATTTGGTTATGATTGCTGTATAGTCAACATTGTGAATTTGGTTCATCAGGTTATTAGTTGATTGTACGAGATATTCTACATTTGTAAATAATACCGCATTTAAAACATGATATGTGGTTGAAATCCAATCCATTTCTAATAAAAATAGAGATTTATTTTTATATTCTTCATCGAAATAAATAATAAAGATGCTACATAAATATATCTATATTATTTAACTATGATGACTGATACACGGGGATTATTTGTATTTCATCGTGACTTTCGTATTTCTGATAATGTTGCATTAAATAATGCTGGGGTCGTGTGTAATAAATTATATACGTGTTTTATATTCACTCCAGAACAAGTGACTAATAATAAGTATAAATCTGATAATTCAGTACAGTTTATGATTGAAAGTCTAAACGACTTGGCCGTTGATATTAAAAAAAATAGCGGAGAATTACTATGTTTTTATGGTGCACAGACAATTATATTGAAACAACTGATTGAAGAACTCAAAATTACTCATCTATTTTTTAACGATGACTATAGTCCATATGCTATACAGCGCGATAATGAAGCAAAACAACTATGTAATAAATTACAAATAGAATGCCAAACTTATCCAGACTATTATTTATATGAACCTGGAACGGTCTTAGTTGAAAGTTCAAAAAACGCCTATAAAAAATATACACCTTTCTATAATGCTGTTTTAAATAATCGTGTTTCAAAACCAATAAATGTTACTTCATTTCCATTCTCAACATCGAGTAAAAAATTAAAGTATAAAATAACACTGAGGGACGCAATGAAACAATTTGTAAAAGTAAATGACAATATATTAGTCCATGGGGGTAGAATATACGCGCAGGAAAAGTTAGAAAATGCGCTATTAAAGCAACGTGACTATGAATCAACCAGAGATTTCTTTACAACTAAAACTACTCATTTATCTGCTTATATCAAGTTTGGTTGTGTATCTATCCGTGAAGTATATCACGCGTTTAAGAAAAAATTTGGATTAAACCACGGATTAATTAGAGAACTTATATGGAGAGAATTTTTCGCACACGTATTATATTGTTATCCTGAAGTAGTAGGAAAGTCTTATCAAACTAAGTTTCGTTCGTTGAACTGGAGTCAGAGTAAAGTCAATGTTGAAAAATGGAAAACCGGTATTACAGGATTCCCTTTAGTAGATGCTTGTATGCGTGAAATGAATACTACCGGTTATATGCATAATAGAGGACGTATGACTACTGCTAGTTTTTTAATCAAAACATTGCTTATTGATTGGCGTGTTGGAGAACAATACTTCGCACAGCAATTAACCGATTATGATATTGCTTCTAATAATGGTAATTGGCAAGGTATTAGTGGAACAGGAGTTGATATGAAACCCTATTTTCGAGATATGAACCCTTGGATACAAAGTTATAAATTTGATATTAATGCTGAATATATTAAAAAATGGGTTCCTGAATTAGAAAAAGTAGATGCGTCAGATATTCATAATTGGAATGAAACATATAACAACCCAAAATATAAAGATGTCAATTATCCAAAACCGATAGTTGATTATTCAAAACAAAAAGAAAAAATGTTAGAAATGTATAAATCAGCATAAAATAATAATCAATTGTGAAATTATTATTTTACCAAAGTGAAAAAATGTGATACATCGCCAGTAAAGTAGTCTGAACGACTAATCCAGAGACACCATCGGTATACATACTTCTTGCTACTCCTAATTTATCGTAGTAATGTGTTACTAGGTGAGGAAATAAATTACTCCATTTCATTATGAACCCATATAACGCACTAATAATAAATGACAAAATCATAAATTTACTAACATAAGCTATATCAAAAATACTTTTTGGAAAATTCATTATAGATAAAATAATAGGCTGGGTTGTAGCGCCTACAAACCCGGCAATTAGCGCAGCGGCTAAAATAGTGTGTTGGTTAAAATACGGAATTAAATATTCAACGAAATCCATTTGAAAATATTTTGGGAGTTTTTCATAATTGAGGGACATGAAACGCAAAACTACATCCCACAACGCCGTAACAATAAATGTTAATATTATTAGTTTATAATCCATATACACTATTGCCGATTTAAATTCATATAAATCGGCAAAAATACAAATAAACCCACGGAATTATTTCATAAAATAATTAATATTTTTATGAAATATGGTAATAATATAAAATATAGATTAGTAATATTCTTTATCCGAGCTACTAAAATCACTAGCGTTATAGTCTCCCATCGAATATGACCTAAATAGTGCTTCGACCTGGAATTTTAACAATTCAATATTTACATATATGGTTTTGAATCTTGGTTCTTTTTTGATAACTTCTTTTATTCCTGGATGCATAGTGCTAATTATATGTTTTTTTAAACTTTTTAATCCTTCTCCATGGGGATAATAATTGCTTTTAAATCCGGGTTTATAATAGGTTTTTTTCAAATGTGCACGAACGTTGTCTTCCGTGTCATTATACTTTTGAATATATTCAGCATTCTCTTTTATAAAAAAATCAATTGTATGATCGTCTAAAGTTATTTTTTTGGCAGTTGTTTTTTTTCGTGTTTCAGTTGGGCTTTTCTTCTTGGCCGGCATTGTTGAGTTTGGTTCACAATTACCAGTTTTGCGGTTTTTTCTTGTACCATTCGGGCATCTAGGCATGATATATATATACATACACACAAAACCTTAAATATCCAATGAAATAGTGTTCTTATTTGAGGAATTCTTCTTACGCGCACGCTTAGGCATATTTGTATTCTGCATTCCATTCAATGATGAAATTGAAATAACTGAATCCTCGTCATTAGATGCGCCTTGAGACATAGGGCGTTGATTCTCATGAATGTTTACATTACGTGTTTTCAGTCCAGATAAGATGTTGTCAATATCACTTGATTGAGGTCCTTTCATTTCTTGTCTCTGCACTGGAGGTCTCATACTTTTGGCAGGTTCATTTATATTTTGTTGGGAATTCATATCTACACCTTGTTCTCTAAACATAGTGCCCCTGCTAGCGTTGATATCAGGTCTATTAGAAGGAGCTTCATTTGAATAATTCATCCCGGGTCTTGCTTGAGGAGGCATATTTTGTGTTTCAACAGGAGCTGGTGGAGGAGGACCACGGGGCTTGTTACCCGCATCTTGCATAAAATTATTTGCCATCGCAAATCCAGGAGAGTCTTGGCTCATACTACTCACAGTTGCGTTAGTAAACATCTTCATCAATTCAGGACTTTGTTTTATAACATCATTAAACGCAGGGGTAGCACTCGATAGAGCCTTATTTGAAAAGTTCAAAACCGCACCACTAAACCCAATACGAAGAAGGAGAGAGATTTCCGGGGCTAGCTTGCCACCCTTATACTTGTCGTGAAGCTCAGTAAATATCTCTTCATAACTATCAATATCCTCGTTAATTTGCTCTCCCCATCCATCAAGGTTCAAATCAAATGGGTTAAACGCAGTATTCGCATACTCCAATGAATTGATAAATGTCATGAACCACCAACCCTGTAACTTAACACTATCCTTCTTACGTTTATCTTCCAATGCGGTTTCATATTCATCTTCTATCTCATCAAAATCAGAGTCTAATGTAAAATGGGAATTGTGCTTAATTAACCCTTTCTCATACCAGTCGTCCAACTTCTTAAGCATAGCACGTTTTTTTCTACGCTGTTCGCGTTCATTCATTGTAGTATTTACCTTAATCTCGTCGTTCATTGGCATCTCTGACATCTTGGAAAATCCATCCCAAGTTTTAGCTGTTCCGATACTATCACGTGTAGCTTGTCCTAGATTAGAACCGGAATTGTCTTGTTGTGAAGCAGATGAAGGCTCGGGTGTACTTCCAAACCCAAATAAATTAGATGCCATTCCAGACAAAGACTTTGCATCACTATTATTTTCTGGTTGGGGTGTATTGCGTCCTGAAATTTCATTTAGTTCATTTTCTAGATTGTCTAGTTCTCCTAAATTTAAATCCACATTTGACGACACTTTTTTTTCATTCATCAATAATTCAATACCCGTTCCAAGATTAGAACCAGTTCTTGAAGGCTCAAGACTTGGCAAATCATCAATTTCACTGAGGGCACCTAGATCTACAACTTCCATTCTATTATGATATTTATACACTATTTATTTTTAAATCCTCCGCATACATTATTATATTTCTGTGTTTCAAATACCAAATACCTTGTAAAAATGAATCGGCAAGATCGTCTTTTTTCTTCGTATTCAGAGAATCCTTCCATTTTGTTAAGTTATTATTAGCATCTAACATAAGAGAACAATAGTATACACCATCTTTTTTATGTTTCTTGTAATTGGCGTTAATTGTGGTTGTATTTTGTGTATTTTCAGTTATTTCATTACAAGGTTCTCTATTATCTAATTTTAATTCTGAAAATTGTTTTAGTTTATGTGATGATGATACAAATTCTATGTTCATTTGGTCGTTCACCATTATAAAATATTGTGCTAACATTCCTTGTACGGTTTTCATTCGGGTTGCTATAGGTGATATTTGATTCTCAATAACAGCGTGTTCTATAGTGTCAATGTTCTCAATTTGATTTAATTGTTCTTTCATTTCTTTTCCTATACTGATTAAATCGGTTTCTCCAGCGGTCTTCTTCTTCTTATTATTAATAATTTCAAAACAATTTATTTTATAATATTCTGTGAGTATATCCAACAATTCAGCTTTCTTTAGTTTATTAATGTTCTCCGTATTTAAAAATACAAGATTCTTATTACCTTGCTGAATCAAATCGTTTAATTTTAATTTTTTTAAAGAAGGCGTTGACATATCCTTTGTTGGAATAAAATATTGAGAACAATTCTTTGCGTGTTTTTCACAATAATATTTGTTATTCTTATGATATTTTGCTTTCTTACCACATTCTTTTGGAGTTGCTTTCTTGCTCTTTGGAATATTCATACAATCGCAATTATAAGAAATGTTCTCGTCGGACATAAGATTCAAAACGCCCCAGTTGTCTATAAAAGTTCCATTTTCCGTGTGTTCTAAAATACAATAAGCCATATTCTTTATTCCAACATCAAAACTAATGACTTTCATACGTTCACGTTCTTCTTATAATAATATACATCTACATTGATTTATATTATTTGAAACCATAACTATATTCTAAAAATTGATTGTTATTACAACCAGTAAAATCCATAATAATAATAAGATATAAAATATGGAATTCATAGTTGTATTCTTCATAATTGTAACATTGGGAATGGCAAATGCTATATTTACGCCAGATAATCGCCAAGTACATCCACATTAGCCTATTTACTCAGGACGAGTGACTGGTTGAGATACTGCGGGTGACATTTTACGAGCAGCTAATTGTTCTCTTGATAAATATAAGTCTTTTAAATCACTGGATGCGTAACCGAATGGTTTTGTGTTATCGGTTCCAGATGAATATAAATAGGGTTGATTATGGAATCCCTTCACCTCGTTGGTTTGAATACTGGGGATATCAATAGGGCGTTTGTAATATCCAGTATCGGTTGATGATTCGCGGAAATTATACTCCATAATTTTTTTCGCATTTTCGGTTAAATACTTACGGTATTCCCAGTTTGATTTAATACCGGAATTTTCTACTAAATCCGCATTTATAGATGCCTCTGGTTGCCACGTAGCAGTAACTGACCGCCCATCACTCATTAGTGGAGGGAATTCAGGATATTTGTTATTTGTATTGTAACCTCTAGCTGATTCAGGCACAGTTTCTTTAATAATAGGATATGCGCAATCTACGCTTTGGAACATACTTGATGAACGTGAAAACATTATAATATACTAAACAGTTAGAAATTATAATACGTAATTTAGATTTCATTTATGCTGATGTTTCAAGCAATTTCAATAGCTCTTGCTTTTTCATTTTAGTTGTGTCAGAAGCATATCCTTTCTCAATAACCAATGCTTTTAATGCGGTTATATTCATTTTTTTATAAACATCCATTGGGATGGTAATGTCTTCGTGGGAATTCTCTAAAGTAGTCTCTTCTAATTTATCTACTACCAAAGGGTCTGTATTTTCCGTATCTAATCCTTCTTGAATATCAGGGTCTTGTTCTTCTGATACTACACTGGAATACTCTTCTGGAGGACTAATACTATCGTCAATACTCTCCATTCCTACTGCGATTACCTTGATTGAACTATTATCATCATTTTCATTCAATTCTTCGGGTAAAATAACCTCACTGCTTTCATCCTCGCTCTCATCCTCGCTTTCATCCTCGCTCTCATCCTCGCTTTCATCCTCGGTTTCATCCTCGCTCTCATCCTCGCTCTCATACTCACTTTCGGATACTAGTAATTTTGGTAACTCAGGTGTGCTATAATAGTCTTCTTGACTTTGTGCACCAGGTGTATATAATACATTTTCAGGCATATTGTGATGCGTTACTAAAGTATTGCGATTGTTCATTTCGGTTACAATATTATTTATGATTTCAAACATAGTGTCGCATTTAGTTTCTAATGAGGTGAACTTCTGTCTAAAGTGATACACCAAAAATAATATAAGCACAAAAGTTATAGCCAAACTCACAAAGAAAAACGTTTCAAGCATGTTAAATAATCCCATTTACATTAAAAATACATTATATAAGAAGAAAGCAAACGAACTTATCAAATAAAATATTTTTGTATATTATATCATTAAAATGGATTCAATCTCCAGTTCTACTAAATTTATTGCTTCCGATGGAAACACAAAAAATTATATGATAGTTATTCTTGTTGCCCTATTAATACTATCTCTTTTAGGGATAAATTTATTTATAATTGTAGGAAATATCGTCCAAGTGGTTATTAATATTTTTAAACCTCTTATCTATCAGATATTGGCTATTTTTGGATATACTGCAGGCACGTTATTAAACAAAACCGCAGATATTACATCTGATGTAGCACGCGCGGGTGTTGATATTGCCGAAGGATCCGTTCAATCTGTTGGAAATCTGCTAAAAGATGCGAGTAAAGGGGCTGTAAACGTCCAAACTAAAAATGACCTTGATATTGTGACACGCGAACCTAAATCTGATAGCTCAGAAAGCCCTATTCAAAATAATGGTTCTTCTTTAAAATCCAGCTGGTGTTTAGTTGGCGAACAAAATGGTCGTAGAGGATGTGTTGAAGTAAATGATGCTTCAAAGTGTATGTCAGGTCAAGTTTTTCCTAATGCGGAAATGTGCTTAAATCCTACATTATCTCCTAATATGCAACCCAAACAACCAACACAGCAGCACCCACTTAAGAGTGTCAAGAGTAATCCTGACCGTAGCACTTGGTAAATATTATATATGATGTTATATGATATGACATATATAATAATGATTATACATTCGTTATTGAGAATGGAGTATATAATTGTGTGCTAGGACTAGTTATTATAGTGCACCCTGACGCATCACTTATATTATTTTCAGATAGATTCATCAGTATTCCGTAACTAACATCATATTCTACATTGAATGTGCTAGTAACATCAATATCACCTACATTGATACTCAATCTCGGTTTTACATAAAAATCATATATGTATCCAGGTTCAGTATATAAATTTATATTTGAAATATTCAGGCCACCTGCGTATAATACTGCGTTAAAGTTGTCAGCATTATTAGAAATATCAAATGAAAATGATTTTAATGTTTGTTGGTCGTATGTATAATCAATTAGAGGTGTTATATTTTGAACGTAATCATTATTAAATTTTACTAAAAACTCAAATGGATTCACATCGTCCAATGATATTGATATATTCTTGTATTCATATATCGTATTGTTATCATTCGTTTTTTTACCAATTATATTAAATCCAACAGGGATATTCATTCTATATGTATACGAAGGTAAGTCAATAATGTCAGTTATATTCAACGATGTTACCAGGGTTTCTTCGTCGTCATTAAAAAATATATTAGTATCAATATTTAAAACCTTCCATTTATCAGTTATAGGTGAT